ATAGTTCACCCAAGACTGAAGCTGGGTCCCGGCCGCCAGGTTCAGAGACTGGGACCAGGTGATGCGAATCTCCACATCGTGGAACTGAAGAGCCACAAGGGGAATAGCGACCGACCAATCCTTGCAGAAGAAGAACTTCAGAGGGTATATGTAACTGGCGTAACTTGCGGTCACGTCAGCAAGGGAACGGTTCCGCTGAGAAACCGTCTGAGAACCGGTCACGGGCTCGATCTTTGCGCTATATGTGAAATCCTGGGTATCGATTATCTGGCCACCGATATACAGATCGATTTTGTCGACGATGGTGTTCCATGCCGGGTTCAGAAGATTGCCGCTCGAGTCCACGGCGGAAAGGTAGACGTAGCTGAGCAGATCGCCCTTCTTCTCGAAACGGACCGTCGAGATGTTCCCGGGGGATGGGTCGCCCTGGATAATCTGTCGCTCGATGGAATTTGCGTAATGGGTCGAACGGCGATAGTTGGATCTATAGAAGGACACCTCGGGTTTTCCGGTCAGCCACTCATCCTGGGGACCGGTCGCTACAAGCTGGACAACGCCACCGCTCATTTATACTAATTGGACATATTTTTTTAAGAAACAGTTGGCGCTAGCGAAAGTGCATATGGATTTTTTTCGAGCTGCTGAATTGCGATATCAAGACTGGTCGGAGATGCATAGGGATTTCTGTTTCCCTTGAGCTCGTTTAATTTATCAAATTCAGGGGCCTTATACCCTTGGCTGGGTCTGTTCGTGGTCGGCCCGACCGGTCCCAGCTGAAGGGGTATTGACTCTGCTCTCGTGGCGGACATCGCTCCGACCTGGTTCACGGGGTCGTTTCTCACATTCATTCTTCCTGGATTTCCGGCCCGATCTGCATTTGATCGGTTTCCGGTTCCTCTCGTGAGACTTTTGTCGGTTGCGTTTCCATACGGCAAATTTACCTTATACTGGGCTGTGCCAGTCGAAAGGGTATCGGTCCGCAGTCCAGTTTCGGCCCGAATAGTCATCCGCTTGGCCTTGACGTGATTCGGACGTCCGGCCGCTCCGGTCAGGGCCCCACGGGCTCCGCCTCCACCGTAGGCTGCCGGGGCACGATAAGCCGTCTTTGAAGACTTGGCCTCGTGGGTTATGTTTCCGATATAGGCAGCCCCGCCGCTCTTCACGACCGCATCCGGAGGTCCCTCCCCTCCTGGAAGAGTCGTGAGGCGCTCCTCGTTCATATTCACGGGGAGAGCACGGAAGTAATCCTGGAAACCTCCACCGGCCGGAACGTCCGGTGCGAGACCGAGACCGGGACCGACCGTCATGGGCTGACCGGTCGGTGCGAGGTTCTTTTGAATATTAGTAACAAATTGACGGTTATAAAGATCGTATACCGGCTGGCCATAGGGCATCTTCGAAGTATTCGATGAAATATCCTGAATTCCAGTCACGGTCTGCTTCGGCGCGAGACGCCAATCACCTATACGGGCACCCTTGTTAGGATTTCCCGGTCTCTGATCAAAAAAATCACCGAGATGCTCACCTTGGCCTGTTGCGGCCTTGTCTAAATCCTTCTGAGTAATTGGTTTCCTGGTTGCCGGGGGTGCTGAAGACTTAGGGTCCGACAAAGTCTTTCCGACAAACACGAGACCTACAATGGCTGCTAATGCCACCGGGTCCATTAGTATATCATTTTAAAATTATTTTAATGGATACCGTTGCTTGAAACGATTATTCTGGTCCTCGGCATACGTGCTGATGGGATTGCGATCGAGGACCTTTACGGGCATTGTTATGTAACTATTAGGAAAATCATATGGTTTTTCGGCCCAGGTCTTTCTGGAGCCAGTCGTTGGCTCCTCTCGAAGGAGGCTCTCTATTTCTGTTTTATCCTCGAGAACTATCTGAGCCGGGCCGCGCCACACGCTCGAATCGAGAACATTCTGGCTGTTCATCATTGTTGTTAACGCATATTTTAATTACCGCCACGCATCTGCGGCCTCTCTGGAAACGTAGAATAAAAGCGGTCTGGGTTGCATGCCAATCCGCCCTGGTCGTTGCATTTGGGCTCAAAGGGCTTTCCGAACGCTGCGGTGGCAAAGGCCCCCTGATCGTGTTCTGGAACGGTGTAGAAATTTCGCTCGGCATTGCGAATGCTCTCGAATGGATGAATCTGACTCCAGGCATCCTGGACCTTGTCGCGAACACTGGGATACCAGGCCGCCCCCGGAAGATTCATTGCGTCGCCTGGAACCGGATTGGCCATAGAATTGTCAATCGTCGGTGCAGTGTAATAGGATATTCCAGACTCGGGACTGGACAGCTGTGTTTTCCAAACATAATATAAAATTGCGAGTGCGACCGCACCGAGTGCGAATATGCGCACATCTCTCGAAATTATATAGAATAAACAGACCGCATAAATAATAAAGCGAGCCGTGGCCGAGACGCGCTGACGCGGTCCCTGAGATGCGTTGGGCCAAAACTGAAGCAGTTCGCTATTTTTGAAAATATCATTTAGATCCATTCTTATATTTATCGAGAAGATTTCTTTGATCGAATTCGACCTGCTGTGCGCTGGGGAGGCGGTGGGCCGAGGCCGCCGAGGAGCTGGCCGAGCATACCCGCGAGGGCCTTCTCATCCATCTGCCCATTATCCTTCATCTGGTTCGCACAAGACTCCGCGGCCGTCTCGATCATAGTGAGCATCTCGGGAGGGAACATACTGAAGGTCGTGCCCATCATATAAAGAGACTGAATATACTGCCAGATTGCCTGGCGAGTCGTCTCGGAACAATCCTCACGCTTCCATATCACGTGGAGATTCATATTTTTTACAAACTCATTCTCTTCGCAAAAGAACGAGTCATCCTTGGTCATTATCTTTCCGGACCAAGAACCGATCTGTCCCACAAAGGACTTGCAGTCCAGTGGGGTCTTTTTGGGTTCATCGGGAAAGATACGGGCGAGCTCACTGAGAAATTGACCCATCATCTCATCAAATGCTTTGAGGGTCGTCATTTTATAATAAAGAAATCACATCCTTAAGTTAAATTAGTAAGGTTGTTTGAGGACCGGACCCGAGTCACCCTGGCCCTGATGCACTATAAAAAATACCAAAAGTCCAACAAGAAATGCTGGCTTGAAATACTGAGAATTTTTAAGATTTCCTTCATTATTGATCTTTGAACGTGCAAATACGAAGGCGACTACGATCGCGGCTGCTATGACTGCCGCACCGAGCGGATCTCGGAAGTAATAATCCATCCTTTATACTGGCGGGGTTATTTTTTCAATCCGTAACGGAGCGTCTCTGAACAGGGACTCTCCCTCTGGTTCTGGGGCTGCGGCCGGTCCGACTGGAGTCACCCCGGGAACGCTCGGGGGCGTCAAGCTGTTGTTCACGGTCACCTGCGTGTGTTCACCCCCGGGAGTCTGAGCAAACTCCATATTTCCTGCGGGAGATTCATCGACCATATCAGGGACATCATCCTCCTCGGGCTCCTCGAGCTCCTCGTCCATATTCAGGTCACCGCCATCCATAGAAGGAAGATATGTGCTCAGAATTTCACCGGTCGGAACAAGGTCCTCAATAATGAGGACGATATTCTTATTAAAACGCTTGTTCAAATCTTCGATACGCTCGTGCTCTGGCTTGTTGTCGACTATAATGCTGGGCGAATCATACAGATCCTTGGCGCAGGCTTCGTAGCATCTCTGAGAAAAGACGTCGGTCGCCGGAAGCTTGATGCAAATCTTTTTGGATTTTTTGTCGGTCCGGATCGCACTCAGAATCTTGACGTGAATAATGAAGACCGCCGCGAGAAGACTCGGGAAGAGCGGCTGGTTCTTCACGATCGCATCTGAATTTTTAGTTGAAATTGAAGAATTCCAGGTTTTTACGGCTCGAAGTCTCTCCTGGAAATTCTGGACCGCGTGGCGGCCCCGAGTCTCTTTTTTGGCCTCGAGCCACATATCCCAGAAGGTTTCTATCATGACGGGGATCATTGCGTCGCAGAGCTTTTTGGTAAACCGACGCTCGGACTCGTTGAGTATATCCATTTATAATACTGAACAGTAATTATTTACGATTATTTGACGAGCGGACCTTTTGAGCGAGTTTCTGAAGATTCACGAGGTTCGGGAGGTCCGGCACGAAATCGGGTTCTTGTTCGACCTGCTTGGACCATTGAACTTTTATGTCGAGCGGACCGACCATATCCACCCGGTATCCTAATCTTTGCAATTGCCTGCACATATAAATAACTGTCTGGGTCAAATCATATTTTGGAAAACCCACCATAAATGTTGGAACGGTCAGTATAGAATGTCGGTGTCCCAGTTCTGAAGAATTCTTAATTTTCCTACAGAATTGTTCAAGAAGGCATTTATAATATTCTTTTTTGGCTTCGTTTCTCTTCTTTTCAGAGAGAGAAATTTGCTTAGCCGATATGGCCATCTGATATTATATTTATAAATTAAGAACGAGTATTTAGAGACAGAGGGGTCATTGCGATAACGGCCTGTATGTTGTCATCGATCTCTTTCCATGACTTATACTTGTCGGGCTTGAAACCCACAGTCGGATCGGGCTGGCTCGTGAGGTCCGACGACAGTATAGAGACCGAGCCATCAGGATCTACTCTGGACACAATATCATACTGAATTCCCGAGAATATATTCGAATTGAAGAACAAAACTCGAGATACATATGAGCCATCTGCCTGAGGGTTTATGAAGACGGTGTCGATCGGGACCAGGTCAGGGTTCCCTTTGAGGAACTTTTCGAGGATCGCTTCATTTACGGCCGGAGGTATAGGGGCCGATCTATCGATATCTTCAGCAGCATAAGAAGAATAGGACTTCTTGTTCAACAAGAAAAACAGGGCCAGTAAGACCAACACGACAATGATGAAGGTCTTCATTAATACTATACGAGACGAAAATATCCTGCGTCTTCTGGGCAAATGAAAAAAGTGAAATTTTAGTATATGGCACTCTTGGTCTATTCTGATAAATGTAAATTTTCGAATGATATTCTGAATTTTATAAAGGCAAACGCACCTCTTTCCGAGATTGTGCGTCTTCATGAGATTGGCCGAAAGGGTATCCCATCTAAAAAAATAACGCGGGTTCCAACTTTGGTTACAAATGATGGTAAAATGTGCGTCGGGGCCGATGTCAAGTCTTGGCTCGAGATGATTTTACCAAAAGAAATAGAAATGTGGTCATCGTCAGGACCGTTAACAAGCAATCTGGACGGTTCAGAAACCTCAGATATGTTCGATCTGGAGCGTTATGGAGTCACCCTGCAGCCCGAAATCACTCCCGAGATGCAAAAGAAAATAGACGCCAAGCTCGCTGATGCAATGAAGGAATCGAGATAAAGATTTCAGAACATTATATACTAAGATGCATTTCAAGACAATACAGGCTTCGGCCTTGAAATCAGTCTTTGAAGTTTTAAAGGATATCATTAATGATGTGAATATATATTTCAGTCCAAAGGGAATTCAGATATTGACGCTGGACACGGCGCGCGTCACGCTCGTTCACATGTTTATGGGTTCTGAAAACTTCGAAGAGTATGAATGTCCCGAAGAGATAGTCGCCGGTATGAACATGGCGAATGTTCACAAGCTTCTCAAGTCCATCGGGGGCCAAGACACCCTTACGGTAAATATCACCGGTCGGGACTATATGGATATGAAGATTGAGAATACTGAAAAGAGGTCATCTACTAATTTTAAACTAAAATTACTAGACATCAATGAGGATCAACTAGAGTTTCCGGATGTCGATATGAATGTCGTGACGACCTTGCCCTCGGTTGACTTTCAGAAAATGGCTCGAGATATGAACAACCTATCAAACGAGATGGACATTATACGTGAAGGGAATAAGCTCGAGCTGAGCTGCAAGGGTGATTTTGCCGATCAAAAGACCGTGATTGAGTTTCCGGAATCTGTGAACAGAACCGGGGGCACATTTAGTCTAAAGTATATCAACCTGTTTACAAAGGCTACAAATATGTGTTCGAGTATTCAGATTATGCAAAATTCTACAAACTCAGATATGCCTATAATTTTCAGATATACAATTGCTAATTTGGGAGATTTGAAATTCTATTTAGCTCCTAAAATTGACGAGGATAAATAAATAAGTATAATTAAATATATGGAGGCCCGGTATGATGAAAGATTAAAGGCCTGCAAAAGTGTGGATGAGGCCGCGGAATATATTCTTTCGTGTATACCTATTATAAAGGAATACACGGCAGAAGCGACCGAAGAAACCGTGACCAACACCGTCGCCAGTATGCAAGTGACTTCGCGGAAGGGTGTTCCTCGGCAGGACATATATAAAAAATATTTGTCCGAAATTGAAAATGAGAATCACGAAACGAAGCGTTGTTTATCAGAGGCCAAATGTAGAAACTGTGGCAGCAAATATTCAAAGCTTCTCGACGAGGTGACAAGTGAAGAAATCTGTAAAGAATGCGGAGTATCCGAATTCATATTAGGGGATGAGGTCGGATATAAAGAAGAACAGGAACACGAGAAGAATATAGTCTATTCCTACAAGCGCGAGAATCATTTTAATGAATGGGTAAGTCAATTTCAGGCAAAAGAGTCGACGAACGTTCCCGAGGAGGTGGTGACGAAACTAAGAAGCGAATTTAAGAAGCAAAAACTGAAAGATCTATCGGATATTACACATGAAAAGGTAAAGGCCCTATTGAAAAAGCTCAATTTCTCCAAATACTATGAGCACGTCCCGTATATAACAACTATGATCAGCGGAATAACGCCCCCTACTATGCCCCAGGCACTCGAAGACAAGCTCAGGCTCATGTTTCACTCGATCCAGGCGCCATTCGAGAAACACAAACCCGCGAATCGCAAGAACTTTCTGAGTTATTCATTTGTTCTTTATAAAATGTGCGAACTTTTGGACGCCGACGAGTATCTCAAGTGCTTCCCTCTGCTCAAGTCGCGCGAGAAGCTCTACATTCAGGATCAAATTTGGGAAAAGATCTGTGAAGAGCTTCGTTGGCAATTTATACGGACTCTGTAGAGACCTCCATCGGCACCGGCTCGGGCACCGGGACCTCGGGCTCTGTGACCTCCATCGGCACCGGGACCTGTGGACCGATTTCCTCAAACTCGAACGGGCCGTTCTTGTCTGGAAAGTTGATCAGGTAGCCAACTTGGAGGTCAAGTAACTTGAGGTAATTTCTGGTCTGAATTCTGTAAACCTCATTGAGCTTCGAGACGGACTTGAGTTCGATCACAATCTTGCGGTCGATTATGAGATCCGCGCGAACGAAGCCCACATTTTGCTTCTTGTAATAGACCGGCACGATCCTCTCAGTCTCGTAATAAAGTCCAACCTTGCGCAGAGCAACCTCGAACGCACAGTGATATACTGACTCCGAATAACCAGGTCCGAGTGAAGACCAGATGTCTTGTGCGATAGAGCGAATGATTCCTTCCATTTTGTCTAGGGTTCTCACGGACTCCCTCTCTATCTAACGCCTACAAGACACTTTTTATTCTCTCTATAAAGTAACAAATGTCTGGGGTTCGATCCGCTCCAACGAGAAGTCCGCGGAGTCCCAGGAATCTTTCAGGTGTCCGGTCGGCCCCGGCCCGATTGTATTCGAGCCTTCCGACGGCGCGTCAAGCCTCGCCTCCTCGGCCGAGCCCTCGGAGCCCTCGGCGGAGCCCTCCCCGGGGTGGACGCCGCGCCGGAACCCTGACCAAGGCCCTGGTCCGTTCGATCGCTCTCCTGTCCGGTATGCAGGGCACGAGACATAACACGCGGGTGGTCCCTCAGCTTCCTGCAATTTTCAAAGGAAATGCAAAAGTAAACAAGAGCGCATGGGCTCCCAAGCTCGTCTACCATACATATGGTAAATATGGTCCGGTCCTCACCGGGGTTGTTCCACGGTGGACCCCGGAGGAGGTCATGCAACAGATTTATTTAGGTGTAAATGTTCCGGCAAATGTCAGGGCTGCCGCGGAGCGCGGGCTACCCATCGTTCCCAACGCTCCTATGGTGAATCCGGTCGTCTACAGAACCGGTCGGCTCAAGAAGGAGGCGCTGGCCAACTGGAACAAGACGGTCCGCGGGACGGTTCTCGAGGGAAGCCCGGCCCCTTATCACGGGCGGACACTGCGGGCGCTTCCGGCTCGTTAAAGACCATTTGCATATTTAAGTAAAAATTGCTGATAATCCTGAGCCGGGACGGTTCCCTGCATAGCGCTCAGTCTTCGTGCGAGATAGACTCCACCGACTGCCGCGATAAAGGTCAAAAGGGCCTTGACGCTCAGACGACGCTTCACATTTGCGGGCGTCTTATTCAAAAGGGTCTTGAGACCCTTGTTATTTCCAGCATTCACACGAGAATTTAGAACTCGTGTAAATTCTGCAGGAGAATTGGCTCCGTAACCACTCGCCCGAAGGTTATTGGCCCGCTTCTGAGCAGCCTGAAGAGCCGCATTCTCGTTCTCGAGGTAACCCATCTTTCTCGCATGCGCAAGAGCCGCGGCTACACTCATTTAAGATTTATAAATATTTTAATCTCTAAGACTCCGAAGGGGTAGGCTGCGGCGTGGGACGACCGCGGCCGCATTTGCATTGGCGTTACGCAAAAGCAAAGCTGGTTGGGGCGCGGCCGCGAGCGCCGGGATCGAGCGGCGCATGGCCCCCTCCAACATCGGACCGACGCTCGGGTCCCGGCCGGCCACTAAAGCATTCATTGTGAGCTGAAATTGTTCAAATTGCAGGCGGGCCATTTCTTTCTGGTGAGCGCGTTCCGCTGCGGCGTTTTCACTGGCTTTCTCGGCCATAGTCAGAGCGTGGCGGCGATTCGCCTGGCGGGATCGTCTCTCGGCATAATTTGATACAAAATTCAAAATAGTTACCAGAACAAAAATTGAGGCAAGGGCCGCAGCATACGGGAGCCAAATCTTTGCCTCATTTGATCCTTGTTTCGCGACCCAAAGTTTACCCCACCATTCTCCTACACGAATTGCAGCTCCGGCTGCCATCGCCCCGAGACCGGCGGCCGTCCCCGGGTCGAGACCTTGTGCTTGGCCTACGTGCGCCATAAAAGCCAGCAAAAGGATTTTGCGACTATGACTATTCAGGGGAATCTGACTCGCGTGAAGTGTCCGTATGCTCACGTTTTTGGCCCCGGGCGTCATCCGGTTAAAATTGGTCTTATTCATTATAATATCTATTTAGATTTAAATTTTAAGAAACTTCTTACTGACCCACGCGCGGTCAGCCTTGTAGATCTTGGAAGCCCGGGGAAGGGTCCGCTTGGTCAGGGTGCTAATGGCCTGCAGACGGCGCGATACAGACAGGGGACTCTCGTGACCCTTGCTGATAGCCTTGAGGAGAGCGCGGTGGCGCGTCGTGGTCGATTCGACCGGGTGATACCCGTAGCGGGTCAACATACCACCCTTGAGAGGGCCGATGAGTTTGCGACTCTTTCCGGCCGCACCGACATCCGGAATGGCCACGGACTTTACGCGGGTCATTCCGGCCGGCCGGACGTAGGAATATCCCTTGCGAGTCTTGCTCGGCTTGACCTTGATGACCTTTCGGGTCCGGCGCTGCACATATTCGGAACGCATGATGGAACGCATTGTTAATTATTACTGAGAAAATAGTGAGGCCTGCTCGTATCCCTTTAAAAATATTTTCAACTTGTCTTCACTGGTCGCACTGAAATTAAAAACTTCATCAGGTAATAAATTTAACTGAAGAGCCGGGAAATCATATGAGCGCCTCATTTTCATAGTAGAATAAATAATACTCATTGCATAATTTTTTAAATTTTTTATATCATTCAATAAAAAACTTTCGTTTCCGACTTGTATCACAAGAACATCATCGTGCCCGAGAAACGGCGCCCCGGGAACGGCCTCCTCAGAACCTCCATCTATATAACGCCACCCGTCGTTCATTTTTACACTAGAAAACAAAAAAGGAATGGAAATGGAGGCGCCGACCGCCTCTAGAACACTCATACCGGGCGAAGAATCGACTGAAAAATAGACAGTCTTCATAAGATTAACACAAAATGTGCTCACGTGGAGCTTT